ACAAAACCCCGCTTGGTGCCAACAAACGGGGTTTTTACTTTTATTCACTTACGTTTCGCCAGTTCGCAGGATTTCGTGTTATCCGCCCGCGTGGCCATACCTTATTTTTCAGCAAAATATTCTGCTTATCTGTCGATTCCCCAGCACGCCAGCGCGCTCTCCTGGTCACGACGGGATACCTGACCGTAGCAGTTGTTTGAACGAATACGGCAGTCTCTGCCACCGTCCTTAATCCACCAGCGAATCGCCTCACACGCTCCCCTGCGATCACCTGCATTAATTCGTTTATAAAACGTCGACGGGAAACACTTACCGGGACCAATGTTGTACGGACAGAATGACGCGATCCCCGCTTTCTGGGGTTCGGTCAGCGGCACTCTGATGTTTTTCTCCACCCACGCCAGCGCTTTATCACGCTCAATGGCGTTAACCTGGTCGCATTTTTCCTTCGACAACTTCATGCCCGGAACGACAGGTTTGCCATCCACCATGATGGCACCACGGCAGATGGTCCAGATACCTGCACCATCACGGTATGCTGTGGTGTGGTTGCCTTCCTTTTCATCCAGAAACTGGTCGAGAATGTCAGGCGCAGGCGCACCAGCGGCAATCAGCGCCAGAACGGCAGCCGACAGGCCGTATTTGATTTTGGTGTTCATGGATATATTAAATATTCAGCCGCTGTCCCTGGCCCACTAAATACGCACTTTAAGATAAGTCAGCCCCGGATGAAGCCAGTAAGCCGGCACTTTTTTAAAGGGTGGAGTATTAAAATCACGAAGAAGAGCCTCCCGCACAATTGCATCCTTATCAGCACCACTGGCCAGCGCTTCAATCTCAGCGGCTACCTGAAGATATCCCATGCAACGGCCAACGCGCTTCATCAGCCCCTGCTTTTTATTGTTCTTCAGGTAATCAATGGCAAATTCAATGAGCTCCTCACTGTGCTGGTGCGATGGAGGTGTTACTTTCCCATTTTCTGAGATGGTTATTTTCCCAGCATCACCGGATACAACAAAGGATGGCCGGTTACACTCCCATTCCAGCTCACTGAAATTATCATTATGAATACTGAAACACTCTGCGAGATTTCTGCTCATCACTTTCCGACAATAATCGTCAAACGCAGCAAACTGCTTTTCATCGCCAGAAGGCACCAATATCGACCATTTCTTATTCAGCTCAACGACGTAGCTCTCCAGTTTTTCAATACGTGATTCAACATCATCTTTTTCTGACCGCAGTGTTGACGGCGGCATCTTCAGAGAACAAGTAATTCTTCCCGGTAGCTTTCCTTTGTAGGTTATCAACACATCCTGCGCCTCTAAAATTACGGGGCGCTTTTCCGGCAACGGACCATCCCCTTCACATAACCCGGCAGCAACATCCATGAAAAACTGCTTCGCCTGCTTTTTCGCCTCAGCTTCGTAAAACTCCAGCGTGGCACCTTCAGTACGGTCAAGACTAATCGCCACATCTGGCAACAACAGCGACGCTTGCCCGTCACCTTCCGGCTTCACAGTAACAGTAACCTTATCCCCGTAATTATTTATCCCCTTAACAACCAGTTCATATTTTTTATTCATCACTTTACTCTCCCCGCGCCGCCTTACGCCGGTCCTCTCTGATTTTGAAATACAGGTTAGTCAGATATGTCAGCAGCCCAAACAGCAGACTCCCCAGCACGCCTATTGCCGCCCACTGAGACGGGGAAACCCTGTCCAGCAACTGCAGGAACCAGTAGCCCGTTCCCACCGCTGACGTGGTGTATGACACACCTGTTGTGATTTTTTCCATCTGGTACATACCCCGTCTCCCGTTATCCGGAAGCTGACAACAATAAAAAAAGCCACCAGTTAAGTACTGATGGCTCTGATAACTCATGCAGGCATCTCAGACGACCCACTGACACTACCGGTGAGTTTAACGATACCTTCCATTTGGCTGGCTCACTTTTTATGATGATGCCGGTGCATTTATCTCCAGCACCAGACTTTCTATCTCAACGCCATACGCTGCATTTTTGGTAATATCCGTCAGCGTCAGCGCATTCAGCCCCAGTGTCAGACTGTCTTTTATGACCTGGAATGCCGGGCCAGCCACTCCATTCAGTTTCGGAGTAACCGTGGCACTGCCGGCGGTGAACACCAGCTCCAGCGTCTGCCAGTCGTTACTGTAATTCCCGAACTCGCCCAACTTTGTGTTTCCTGCTTTCTTGTGATGCATCAGATTCAGTTTGCCGTCTGTGGTCTGGGTGAAGAACGACATCAGGAACGGGTTACCAGTCCCGGTCATCGCCACGACGTCAGGTAACGCTACATCGGTATACAGATAAATTCCCAGACCGAACTGGTTGTTGGTCAGTGCGCCTGACAGTCGAAACTTACAGCTCAGTCTGCCACCCCGTGTCAGCAGGGAGACTGCGTCATCCACCGGGCGCGTCAGGGACCAGGCTTTATTGCTCTGCTTGGTGATCTTAAATACACCATCTGACAACTGAATTCCGCCATTCTTAATGCTCCAGCCCTGCGCAGCAGCGTCTCCGGCTGTCGGCAACAGGGAGATTGTGCGTATGGATGCATCTTCAGACGGCCCCGATGGCGTGTCGCCGCCGGGCGAGGGTTTGATTTCCGGTGCCTTACCACTAATGAAGGCTAAGGTGCGACCGGCTACGTTCAGAATAGCAGTTGCCATACGATCGGGAATAATGCCACGACGCGCCCATGAGCTGAAATGCGTCGGGCGATTTGATGATACCCAGTTTTTGTTCGTTCGGGATGCCGAACCGTAATAACCAGACCCGGCAATATCAGGATCTTCTGACGGGTTGTTTGTCGGTGTATTAACTCCGCTACCATCGGTCATAAAGGGAACAAAATAAATCTGCTGGGATTCTTTACCTTTATATGCACCATATACCACTTCATATTGCGTACCGTGTTCTTGTTTCCACGCGTATGTCGTGTCGCCACAAATCCAGGGGACTGATGCCGGACTTCCACCGTGACACTGCGCCGCCAGCCCGGCAAGGTCAGCACGGAACTGCTGTACCATTGCAAGAAATGCTGCTGGCTGCTGGGCGTAACTGGCATTCGTCATATCGAATTCCCCCTGCATCCAGCATATCGCCAGCAAAACGTTTTTCGGGTTTTTCTGCAATGCTGCCTTCGTGCGGAAAAGCAGATCCTGATATAACGGCTTACCCACTCCCCAGCGAGCCGAATCCTGACTGGCTCCCGTGGACTCGCTGAATGTCCCCTCCGTGCCCTGGGTGAATGCCGAACCACCACGACAGCATGGTACCAGCAGGATCCCCGCATTATTAGGGATATACGGAAGCAGTTTTTTGGCAATATGTAAGCCCTGTCCGACACAGCCGTACTGCCCTTTGCTCAGGTCAGCCCGGGGATGGTTAATCGTACTCATATCCTGAACATCATGCAGACAATGGTCAGCAGGAATGATGTCGTTAAATACGCATACTTCACCACCGGGAGTCACTGTGTTACGACGGGCCAGTTGCTTAATGCGCGGATGGGGCGCATCGTATGAATCCGGAAGCGGAAGCCCTTCACCGTAAGCCATGGCATTGGATTGCCCGGCCAGTACGATGACGTAGTACCACTCCGGCTCAGTTGCACCACTGACGACCACATCACCTTCTGCTGCAATCGCCTGCATCAGGGTATAAGGGGTTATGGCCACCGGACTACCAAACGGCTGCCAGCCCTCCTTCAGTTTTTGTGTCAGTCGTTTCGCAAGGTCTGACGGCGATGCCGCCCTGACCACGTCATAGTGTTTAAATGCCATGAATCCTCCCGGGCGGGATAATGTTGTGAGTCAGATAAGGAGCAGGCTGAAGTCCGGAAGTTACAGGACAATGGCAGAAGGGAGACTACAGCCCGCAATTCGAAAAAGACCGCGCAGTTGCGCAGAGTGATTACTATGGGGTATTATTCGCCAGCTGAAATATTACTTCACGTTTTATTGTTTATTCCTTGCCGCCCGCGTCTCCCAGCGCGGGCTTTTTTTGTCCATAAGAAAGCCCCTCCGGAGAGGGGCTAAAGCCGCGTATCTGTATCATCATGCACATGGTGCCGGGTGCCTCCCGGTGAGTTCAGCCCGGTGCCACTAAACCCGCGTCATTCTCGTTTTGATAATCAGAGATTATACCGTCACCAGTCGCCCCTCCGCTCAGGGGGATTCACCATGCGAAATTTTTTTAACAAATGCCCAGTCTGACAGGCAACTGTCAACTTACTGAATTGTGAGCAACATAGCATTTAACGGGGAACCTGTTTTCTGCAGTAAAAAGGCCCACCGGAGCGGATGGGCCTGGAAGGATAGCGGTCATGTGATGCCGGTTTCCCGGTAACTCAGCACCGGTATCTGAGTCAACGTTTTCTCTACTGGGTCATTTCCGATACGCCCTGCCTGCTGACAGGCTTTCATCACATCTGAAAATATAGCACCCTGACTGATACTGTAGTACCTAAGGTTCCAGAAACTGTGATGTATCCGGCACAGAAAAGCCCCTCCGGAGAGGGGCTGGAGAGTGGCGCTATGTGCCATTGCATGGTGCCGGGTGCCTCCCGGTGAATTCAGTA